GTTTAGCTTTCGATATAGCGTTAATGCTAGAGGGGAGCGGGGAAACGCTTGATGAGGTTAAGCAGAGGCACAAAGTCACTGGGCAAGACATCTCTGGCTTTAATGCGGACCCTATTTTTCTTAAACGAGTGGCGGCATATCGCGAAGATATAACAGAAAAAGGGCTTACTTTTAAGCTGAAGGCCCGTGCGCAGGCTGAGGAACTTTTGACAACTTCGTGGACTTTGATCCATAATCCTGATGTGTCTGCTGCTGTGAAGGCGGACCTTATTAAGTCTACTGTGAAGTGGGCGGGGCTTGAGACTAAGAGTGATGACGGTGACTCCAATGCGGCAGGCGGTGTGAAGATAACTATAAACTTGGGTGGTCAGGACAAGGCCATGACAGTTGAGCATGAGGTAGAGGACGCCCAAATTTCTGATGTTGGGTAGGTTTGACGGGAAGTACAAAGGGTTCCCGGCAGCTAGGTTTGGCGATACTAAAGAGTATGATACGTATAGACTTTTGCTTATTCGCGCAGGGTACTCGTTTAAGACTGCGATTATTGCGCCTAAGAAAAATCGTAGGGAAAGGGAGATTATTGTAATGTTACTTAGTACTGACCCGCCGGAGGTGTCCGATGGCACTTGATATTAGCTATACACCCCCGCCAACCGGTGAGAGTTTTATGAACTCGGACAACAAGATGAGGGTACTTATGGGTCCCGTTGGGTCCGGTAAGTCCGTGGCATGTTCGTTTGAGATCATCCGAAGAGCGTCAATGCAGAAACCCGACGCATCTGGTAAGCGTAGAACACGGGCGGCTGTGGTGCGTGAGACTGCTCGGCAGCTGCAGGATACAGTGATTAAGACATTTTTGGATTGGTTCCCGCCGGGTGTGTGCGGACGTTACATGCGTACGACCAAGACGTATTTCTTTGAGGTGGGTGATGTTGAGTGTGAGATAATGTTTCGTGCGCTCGACGATGCTGACGATGTGGCTAACCTTAACTCGCTTGAGCTTTCGTTTGCGTGGTTCAACGAGTGTCGTGACATACACCCGGAAATTGTGGATGCGATGTCTAAGCGTATTGGGCGTTTCCCCAGTTCCAAAGACGGTGGGCCAACGTGGTATGGTATGTGGGGTGATACAAACCCGCCGACTATGGATACGTGGTGGTACTATCAGATGGAACAACTCGATCCTAAGGATGGGGTAGGACACAATGATAACGGTTGGGATGTATTTAAGCAGCCCAGTGGTCGCAGTACGTTTGCTGAGAATGTTGAGAACTTACCTGACGAGTATTACGATACACAGGGGCGCAGCGAAGAGTATATTCGTGTGTTTATTGACGGTGACTACGGGCTTAGCTCCGCAGGTCAGCCTGTGTATAAGTATTTTAGGCCAGACTACCACATGGGTAGAGCTACGTTACGTCCAATCAATAACGGGGTACGTCCTATAGTCGTGGGTATGGATTTAGGTCTGACTCCTGCAGCTGTGATAGGACAACAAGACCCTCGTGGGCGTGTACTTATATACGATGAGGCCGTCAGCTTTGACATGGGCGTGCAAAGATTTGTTAGAACCGTTCTAAAACCGCTGCTATATGAGCGTTTTTCTGGTATTCCGGTGCTTATTGTGGTCGATCCGGCAGGTGTACAGCGTGCGCAGACCGATGAACGAAGCGCCGTAGACATCATAAAAGCAGAGGGATTGCGCGTTATTGCGGCTAAAACTAACAATATTAGCGCCCGACTTAGCTCAGTTGACGACTTTCTAATGCGTCAGGTAGACGGCGACAGTGCGTTTCTAGTAGACCCTAGGTGTTCGCAGCTTAAAGCGGCGATGATGGGTGGGTATAGGTTCCATAAAAAGAATGGTACTATTGATAAGAACAAGCACAGCCACGTTGCCGAAGCCTTACAATATTTTATGCTGCATGTAGGCTCTGCGTCTGATGGTGAGTTGCTTGCTCGTCGTAGAGATGTAAAGTCTGTGTCAGCTGCTGGCTGGACTTGACACCACTTGACACCACTTGACACCGGTTGAAACAACATGGTACGCTACTCGCGTGTTACTAAGCAAGTTCCTCCCAGCTTGCCTCTTCCACTTGAGACTCTCCCCCGCTAGTTGCCCTTCTTCTAGCGGGGTTTTTCTTTTACTTGCACCAAATCTTGACTACGTGTATAGCTATAAACATGTTAACGTAAGGAGTGTGATCTATGCCTAAAGGAAATCCTATGGGATACGGTAAGCCAACTAAAAAAATCAAGACGGGTAAATAACATATGGCAGGGCTTTCTATGCTACGTGTTGTCAGCAATGATGATATGGTCAAAGCCGAACAAGAACAGGTTCGCCGAGATATGGAGGATCGTCAACAGAGTGATCTAGTACTGGGCCTAGCGGCCTACGTCAAATCCTGCTGGAACCCTGCGCGTATTGCTAAAAAACCTATCGAAACTATTATGCTTCGTGCGCTTCGTCAGCGTGGTGGAGAGTACGAAGCAGATAAACTGGGTCAGATAAAAGCACAAGGCGGCTCCCAAGTTTATATGATGATTACTGAGGTAAAGTGTCGTGGCGCTGAAAGCTGGCTCCGAGACATCTTACTTGACACAGGCACACCCCCTTGGGATTTGAAGCCTACCCCTATTCCAGATTTAGCTCCAGACCAGTTAGAGAAACTTAAAAATACTTTTGCACAAAAAGTTATAGCGGACATGCAAGCTAAGGGTGTCGCGCCTACTGTTGAGGAGATGGCTGAGCTTGAAGAAGTTGTCAGCCAAGATTTTAGATTTGCAGTACTACAAGAAGCACAGAACCGTGCAGATAAAATGAAGTTAAAAATAAACGATCAGTTTGCGCAGGGCGGTTGGGGCGATGCGTTTAACGAGTTTATTACGGACATGGTTACCTATCCATCAGCGTTCATAAAAGGACCTGTGGTACGTAGGCAACGAATTTTAGGTTACTCTAAAGCTCCTGATGGCAGTACGATAGTAGAAGGTACTGAGCGATTAGGCCCAGAGTACGAACGTGTTAATCCTTTTAACATATATCCTGAACCGGGTATCACCCATTTAAACGAAGGGTATGTATTCGAGCATCACCCTATGAGCCGTAGCCAACTGTCTGATCTTATAGACATACCGGGCTACGACAGCGAAGCAATCCGCGAAGTCTTAAAGCTAGGCAATGGCCAATCTTGGATTAACGAGGACACAAAATTACAAGAAGAAGAACTAGAACGTAAGTATTATTCGTATGAATCCCCTACCGAAAACTTTGATGCCCTTGAATTTTGGGGTAAAGTTAGTGGCAAAATGCTACTTGAGTGGGGTCTTAGCGATGAAGACGTACCTGATGAGGCTAAAGAGTACGACGCAAATGTGTGGGTAGTAGGCAATTTTGTCATAAAAGCCCTATTAAACTATGACCCTCTAGGTGAAAAACCATATGTTAAAACTTCGTTTATCAAATCGCCGGGTGCTTTCTGGGGTAAAGGTATTCCAGAAATCATTGAAGACCTCCAAAATGTCTGTAACGCAGCTGCCCGCTCCCTTGTTAACAATATGGGACTCGCGTCTGGCCCTCAAGTTGAAGTTAACCTTGAGCGTATCCCTCCTAACGAAGACATTACGCAACTCCATCCTTGGAAGATTTGGCAAGTAACTAATGATCCCTTAGGGTCTAGCGCTCCAGCTGTTCGTTTTTCTCAGCCTGATTCTCGTGCCAACGAGTTGATGGGTGTGTATGATAGGTTTAGTAAGTTAGCTGACGATCATTCCGGTGTACCGTCATACGTTACGGGAGACCTAAATGTTTCCGGTGCTGGGCGTACTGCCTCTGGTCTTTCTATGCTTATGGGTTCAGCAGGTAAAGGTATACGTCAGATTGTTATGTATATAGATAACGACATTGTACGGCCTATCGTGCAAAGACAGTTTATATACAACATGCGCTACGACGAAGACGAGTCTATTAAAGGTGACGTAGAAGTTCTAGCCCGTGGCGCTATAAACCTAGCTACCAAAGAGACTCTTAATGTTCGTCGTGTTGAGTTCCTTAACGCTACAGCTAACCCGATAGATATAGAAATTGTTGGGCAAGATGGTCGAGCAGCATTACTCCGAGAAGTTGCTAAAGGGTTACAGATGCCTGTAGAAGACATCATACCTTCTAGGGAAAAAGGTGCGCAGCAAGCTAAAAGCAAAGCTCAGATGGCTGCACAACAAGCCGCGCCTACACCTACACAGCCTGACGGTTCGCCAAAAGGCGGCGCAGATGGTAACGTAGTTGCTTCTCAACCTACAGGTGCGCCATGAAGCGCCCTGATAACCAAACTATAAAAGTGTTGGCGGCAGCGTCTCGTCAGCACCCCGAAATGCTAACTTGGTTCGATAGCTGGTATCAGCACGAACTAGAGCAACTACCCCAAGTGGGTGGGGAGAACGTGGCACGTTCGCAGGGGCGGTGCCAAGTTCTTAAAGAGGTCAGAGACCTTATTAGAAAGTCCCCTGAATACGCAGCACAGTCTTCACCATGAGACAGCTGTTTAATTACGCATACCGATAGGAGCGTTTAACATGGCAATACCAGCGCAAGTTAAGAAGCAGTCTGAGGCAGTTCAGAAACTGTACGACGAACTTAATTCAGAGGTTACGGAACAGGACACACCGTCCGAGGCCGTAGTTGAAAACATTAAGCCCGTAGCAGTTGAAGGAGCCAACAGTGTTGACGAACAAGCAGCCGAGCCTACCGATAAAGAGCAAGCACAGGTAGGTGATGGAGACGAAGAAGCATTTGAGAAGCGCTATAAATCGCTTCAAGGAATGTATAACGCTGAAGTACCACGCCTACATGCTGAAAAGCGTGAACTGGAATCGCGTGTTTCACAACTAGAATCACTTATGACGTCCTTGGGTACACCTAATCAAACTCCTACAACTGCATCACAACCCTTGGTTACCGATGCTGACGTAGAAGAATATGGTGAATCTATTGATGTTATGCGTAGAGTTAGTCGTGAAGAAGCTGCCCAACAGCAGTCACGTATTGACCAGTTAGAAAATCTTGTACGAGGGATGCAAACCAGCGTAGTGCCGCAAGTGCAGCAACTACAGCATAGGCAAGCAGTTACCACTGAACAAGTATTCTGGGCTGATATTCAGAACGCAGTACCCGATTGGCAAGACGTCAATGTAGACCCGGACTTTCAATCTTGGCTACTTGACGTTGACCCACTGACAGGTATTAGCCGACAAACGTATCTTGATGACGCTCAACGGAATCTGGATGCACGGCGCGTAACAAACTTCTTCGCTACATGGAAGGCGCAAACTGGCCAGTCTGTTGCTCAACCCAGTCGGAAAGCCGATGCTACTTCACAACTTGAGAAACAAGTATCACCCGGACGAGGACGTTCAGGTAGTACCCAAGGCTCAAGTGAACCAATGACGTATACTGCAAATGACATCAAAACATTTTTCTCTGATGTACAGCGTGGTAAGTTTAAGGGGAAAGAGCAGGAGCGTGACCGAAAAGAACGTGACATTTTCGCAGCACAGCGGGAAGGTCGCATTGTCACTGCATAATTAAACAATAGGAGCCTAACATGGCATTTCCAGTATCTCCCGGTAACCCAGCATATTCAGGTAATTTTATTCCTGAAATTTGGTCTGGTAAACTAATTGAGAATTTCTACGATGCAACAGTATTGTCGGCAATCTCTAACACTGCGTACGAAGGTGAAATTCGTAATATGGGTGACACGGTAAATATCCGTACTACACCTGAAATCACTATTCGTGATTACGTTAAGGGCCAAACTCTATCCGTAGAGAACCCTGACAAAGCTAAGTTGCAACTTCTAATCGACAAAGGTGAGTACTTTGCCTGTGTTGAGGACGATGTTGATAACATTCAGTCTGACGTAAACTTGATGGACACATGGTCTAAAGACGCTTCCGAGCGTATGAAGATTAAAATTGACCAGCGTGTTCTTACTGACATCCTTCCAGACATCTCTGCTCTTAATAAAGGCGCAACTGCTGGTGCAATCTCTGGCGACATTGACTTAGGTACAGCAGGTGCGCCTGAAGCAATGACTACAACCAATGTTATCGACTTGATTGTTAATATGGGTACAGTTCTGGACGAAGCTAATACTCCTGAGTCTGATCGTTATCTTGTTATCCCAGCTAAGATGGCTGGCTTAATCAAGCGTTCAGACCTTAAAGATGCGTCTATTACTGGTGATAGCACATCACCTCTACGTAATGGCCGCTTGGGTATGATTGACCGGTTCACAGTTTACATGAGCCACAATCTCAAGAAAACTGGTGCTAACTTTGATGTTATTGCTGGTCATAAAATGGGTTTCACCTTTGCATCACAGATGACAGAGATGGAAACTATTCGCTCCGAGTCTACATTCGGAAACATTGTTCGCGGTCTACAGGTATATGGATACAAGGTTGTTAAGCCTGAAGCCATTTGCCAAGCCGTTGTAACGCTTTAATCGGAGGTCTGAATTATGGCTACTTATACTGAAGGAACTGGTTTCAATAAAGGCTATCCTGCTATCCCGAATAACGGGCTTAACAAACTGTCTATGATTGAAATAACCCTTAACTGGGCAACTATCGCTGCTGATCGTGCAGCTGCAGGTCAAACTGCAATCGGTGCAAATGACATCTTAGAAGTCATGCAGATACCTGCTAAAACTTACGTTATGCAGGTTGGGCTAGATGTTACTACCGCTGAAGGTGCTACGTGTACTGTTGACGTTGGTGACGCCACTGATCCCGATGGGTTCTTAGATGGTGTGAACGCAAACACTGCTGCATCCTACGCTACTGCGTTGGTATTAGCTGAAGCTGCGCCAAACACTGTATTGGGCTACAGCAACGGTAAGTACTACGCCGCTGCAGATACCATTGATATTAAAACTATCAATGCTGCTGATGCTGCTGTTATGCGCCTCTGGGCGCTAGTTGCAGATTGCAGCTAACACAAACTGATCGGGGGCTTAGGCCCCCTTTCACCCTATTTAGGAGATGCTAGATGCCTACTAACCTAACCGGTTCAGATATTAAAGACACGTATGACCAGTTGCTACACGTTAGCGACGGCCCCGCAGCGTCTGAAAAAGTTGTATATGGCGGCGTTGGTGTTGCCACTGCTCTGTCGGTTGGTACAGGCTCCGTCTCTATTGATAACGTAAAAGTAGATGCTAATACTATTTCTACTACAAACTCTAACGGATCATTGGTGTTAGCGCCAAACGGAACCGGCGAAGTACAACTTACAGGTAAATTTGGATACTCTTCAGGTGGCGGCACTGTAACCCAAGCAAGTAATAAGACTACTGCGGTTACACTAAACGCAAAAAGCGGTGCTATAACTATGAACAACGCGGCCTTAGCAGACGATGCTACAGCTGCTTTTACGCTAACAAATAGTTTTATTGCTGCTACGGATGTACTGATTGTAAACGTAGCAAGCGTAGGAACGGCAGGCGGCTATCAGCTAACAGTTGGTGCAGTAGCAGCGGGTAGTTGTAGCATCAGTGTTATGAATGTAAGCGGCGGCGCACTATCACAAGCGATAGTACTTAACTTTGTGGTAATCAAAGGAGTAACTTCCTAATGGCTATGTATCAAGGTAGGACCGTTACACTCAATAAACCTACTAGGATTAGCAAGGGTCAGCCGGGACATGGACGTAAAAAATCTCAGGTTTACGTAAAAGGTCAAAGTGATAAAGTTGTTAAAGTTATGTTCGGTGACCCAAACATGACGATTAAGAAAGAACAACCGGGTAGACGTGCCAATTTTAGAGCTAGGCATAATTGTGATAACCCCGGCCCAAAAACAAAAGCTCGTTATTGGTCATGTAAGGCGTGGTGATATGGCAAAAGGTAAAGCAAAACCAAACAATCCTAAGTTGTGGGCAGCAAAAATAAGGGCTGCTAAACAAAAATTTGATGTATACCCTAGCGCGTATGCTAATGCTTGGGCATCTAAACAATATAAAAAAGCTGGCGGTACTTGGTCTGGCTCTGATAATAGGGTTAGTTAGTATGGCTAAAGAAGGTCTAGGTAAGTGGTTTGCCCAGAAGTGGGTCGATGTTAAGACCGGCCAGCCCTGCGGTAGGTCGAAAGCTAGTACATCCTCTCGACCTTATCCTGCATGTCGCCCACAAGCAGCAGCTAATAAGATGACAAAGCAAGAAAAAACTGCTATTGCTAGCCGAAAGACTAGTTCTAAACGCCAGAGTTGGCCCGTTTCGCCTTCAGGCACAAGGAGAACAACATGAAACAACGCTGGCTACGAAACATAAATGACGGGTTTATTTACGGTTGGGATCATTACATGGCTCAACATCCGCTGGTTGAAGAAGTTACTGAAGAAGAAGCATTTCCAGAAAGGTTTTTACAGCCTGCTCAAGTGCAACGTGCTAAAGCGACTAGAGTAAAAAACAAAGTTAAGCTAGACCTTTCTACCGAAGATACAGTGGTAGAAGAACTTGATGCTATACTTTCAGCTGCCCCTGTAGCAGCCGCTGAGATAGCCGAAGACGCTTCTAGGGGGTTGCCTGAATGACCCCGCAAGACGTTATTGATGACGTACGACAGTTAGTACAAGACACTAACTCTAACGCTTATAGGTACAGCGACGCCGAACTATTGGGTTTTGTTAACCAAACGATTAAGCGTGTAATCATTCTTCGACCTGATTTGTTTTCGTCTATTACTACAATAGCCACTACCCCGAACACGGTTATACAAGTGATGCCTTCCGATTCATTACGGCTTGTAGAACTATACTCTATAGTAAATGGAAATGTTCTTACTGAGGTAAACCGAGAGTCTTTGGATCAAAGTTATCCAGCGTGGGTGAGTGATCCAGCTGGTACGCCATATAACTATATGCGCAATATCAGAAACCCTAACAGGTATTTTCTATACCCAAGACCTGTAGCCGGTATTGTTATAACTGGTGAGTATGTGCAGATACCAGTTGATTACGCTATTGATGCGAGTATTGCGTCATTACCAGACGCTTACTTACCTACATTGGTAGATGGTACTGTGTTTCTTGCAGAGTCCATAGATGATGAACATGCAAACTCTGGTCGTGCTAAATTATTTTTGGATTCGTTTACCGCTGCCCTTGGCGCAGGTTTGTCTAGTCGAGAGTTGACTGATACAGAAACAGGCGGACTAGATAAGAGGCAAGTAGTATAATGATATATAGCGCATCACGATCTTTTACATCACTCGCTGCTAGAATAAACCCTAGCGTACCGGGGTGTTCACTGCCTATGCTAGAACAGTATATACGTGACGCATCTATTATAACCTGTGAGAGAACTCTTGCTTGGAGGTATGAACAACCTTTGTTTAACCTTACAGCCGGTAAATACCAGTATGCGTATAACAAACCTGTAGACACTAATGTGCAAACAGTAATGTATGCGTCTCTAAACGATGCACCGCTTCCGGCAGTAACGCTAGAAGAAGCTACTCGCAGGTATCCTAATTGGGTAAGAGAGTCTACTACTGACGCAGATATAGCTTTGTATGGTTCGCAACCTCTAATATTTACACAACTTACACCGAACAACTATATTGTTATACCGGCTCCTGATGCAGTAGCTACGTATTCGGTCCGTATGATATACGCTTTAAAGCCGACACGCGATTCAGAGGGTATGGACGATACTATTATGGACGAGCTAGAGCCTGCTATTGTCCATAAAACATTGCAAGAACTATTAGTGCTACCTAACGTGGCATGGTCCGATAGAGAGCTAGCATCGTACCACGCAAAACAATTTATTGCTAAAGTTTCTGAGTATAGAGCTAATGCAAACCTTGGTAATATGCGTGCTTCGGTGTCTGTAGCGCAACAGCCATTTGCCTAGGAGAATATCATGGACGCAAGACTTTCAACCCCACGCATAGAGTTGGTTAGTAGCGATACTGGCCCACAACTACAGTTTACCGTTACCGACCAACTAACAGCAGCAGCTGTAAATCTAACAAGCGCTACTGTAGTAATGAAATTTCGTGCAGTGGGGTCTACTACTACGTTGTTTACCAGAACTTGCTCCGTAACTGATCCGGGTAGTAACGGCGTAGCTGTTCTTGCATGGCAAACCGGCGATTTAAACCGAGCAGCAGGCGATTATGAAGGCGAGTTAGAAGTAACCTCTGCAGATAACAGTATACAGACTGTGTATGATACAATTCAGTTTAGGTTGCGTGAGGACTTTGCGTGAGAATAAAGACTACTACGCAAAAGTTACGAGCTAGAGTAACTACCAGTGCGTATAGTCTTGCTACACGCGCTACAACTTTTGCGTTAAACGCTCAAGCCCACGCATACAAACTAAAAATATCTGTGGGTACTTTTGGGTCTTACCTTTTCTTTCAAGATAATGCGCTTGTACAGTCTCTTACTAATCTGTTTTTTACCAAAGCTGGTATAGTTGATAATGCAGCGTTCACTGATGACGAC